CTTATTTCGTTTCCGGGGAAAGAAAATTGGCCTTCCAGGCTATCGTTCTTGATACAGATCGCATACGGCGCAGATCAGAATAGTTCACAGCTATCGACACTTAAGTCGACCACCAGCACTTATTCCGCTCAGATCGCTAATTGCGCAGTTCAATATTCGACCACCGTACTAACGCAAAATCACCCAGAAAAAGATTTCTCTCTCTCCTGCAATATTTTTGAAGTTGCTATCCTTCATCCAGACTCTCTCTGGAGGAGTTTTGCCAAATTAATGGCTGTGAATTTATTTAGCTAATATCACTAAGCTTCGATCGGTTTCTATTTATCTACCGTCAAGTTAGTCAAATAACCCGTTGACTCGGGGATCTACCTTTATATCGGAGCAGGTACTACTCGGTTGCATTGCAGCAACGGGAATTTAACCCTAGCATCCTCTAGTTTCTTATCAGGTGTTTGAGAATACACCGGTCCTTCCAGTTTCGTTGGAATTTCAAATCTTACGGTCTTTCATGTGATCGATCTAGGTAGCATTTATCTCTGCATTTTGCCTCACAACCCTACGTACGCTATTACGTGCGTGAAACGGATGAACGGTTCATCACCCTCTTTCAAGTTTTAAATTGCTTGAAAAGTAACTGTACCTGAAACGGTATCAGTACCAGTGGAAAAAGTGTCAGTCACTGCAACATTAAAGTTGTCGGTTCCGTTTGCTGAAACAAACAGGGGTGAGAGACTCGTTGTAACTTCTGAATTAGTATTTGCAACGTAATTGTCAACCACGACACCAGTTCCATTGGCTATTGCTGCTCCGTTCTTTCCAAGACGTGCAAGAACAGCAGTGCTTGATCCTGTGAATACATGTAATATATTAAATGAAACCATGTAATTTCCAGCAGGTGGAGTAAAGACTCCCAAAGCATTAACAATTCCAAGACCATTGCCAAACCCATCTGCAACAGTCACATCTGCGAACTTAATCGTCAGAGGTGTTGCAGTTGTAGCCACTTCTCCAGCAGACACAAATTGAGCAACAGAATTATTCTGAGGAGCTCCAAGAGCAGTCTCCAAAATTGGAATAGTAACACAACATTTATAGCGCACATGTAATTCACCAACAACTGCATTTGCAGAAGCCAGGGCCTGTGTGGAAACAAACAAGTTTCCAAGATCATAGGTCTTAATATCAGCAGCTCCTGGTAAGCCACCTGGTCTGATGTAGTGCGCATCATTTCTCTTGTGGAGCATGTGGTTAGGAATAACCATTCTAATATTCTCACAAGGCATCCCATCAACATGGGGATCAGTATCTTCCACTTGTTGTTTAGTGGTTGGAGGTCCATCCGATGCGTCAGTATCAAAACTTAGCATAACTTTTCCAGTCGTCCCATTTGTAGCGAACTCGGATACTTCTCTCTTGACATAAAATTCAAGATACTCAAACTCGTATTTCTCAAAACGAGTACCAACAACTCCAGAGGCCCACGGAAAGGTGATAGCCTGACCGATGTTAACCGGATAGGAGGTGGTATTGAAGTTTGCAGCTGTAGCGCCACCAACAACTTCAGCGATGTATTCATCTTCTTCGATGCACATCTGCTTTCGGTTTGTCGTTTGATTACGAACAGAACCTTTGCCAGCTAGCATACGACCTCCCATTCTACCTGAAGAGCGAGGAATTTGACCTCGTCGAACTCGTTTTTGTCCTTGTTTACGGCTTCGTTTAGGAGCCATTTGTTGTTGCACCACAACAACTTTAGGTTTACGTGTAGCTTTCGCACCTTTCCCACGTCTAGATCGGTTTTTCTTACCTTGTACAGGCGTCGACATTTGTCTTTTATCAGGCTTGATTAATCTTTCTTGAACTTCCTGATAACTTTGGGGGTATAAAACCTCACCCATATAGAGACTCTCTAAGCGCTGATCGCTGAGTATCGCCGATTTAGCTTGAATCCAATCCTCATCACTGTAGCAGATGTCATCGAAGTGTTCGAACATCCATGCTATGAATTCCCGGCAGAACCGTCGGAATTGGGTATCAGACCATCCATTTTGCAGCAAAGCTGCAGCCCTTAACAGCGTGTAAGCTGGAGATTGGGACTTGGTCTCAGAGTAAAGTAAGCTTGTCATCAATTTTGTTCGATCATAAACTGGTATAGCTTTTCCTTTATAGAGAAGTGTTTTTGCAGAGAGGAAATCAAGGTCAATTGCTCGACGTGGTTCCAACGAATCTGTTGTAGTAACCACACCAATGTCTTTCCAGACATTAATCACTGATCTTCCATTATAAAATCTGTGGGCTTTTTCGCTCACTGTCCAGGTGTTATCATCGCCAACAAGAATTTTGGAAGTATTAATTTCAAATTCTGTGTAGGTATATTCATCTACATGATCACACAACATTACCCATGCATAAGCCATGAGCGTATAAAGAATCAATGTATTATCATTGATTGTGTTGCATGAGCCTGAAGGATTTCCTCCAAGCTTCATCACTATAACACCTTCAGGTGTAATTACAAGTGAATTTATCAAATTGCGGTAATAAACTTTTAATCTTTGCAAATTATCAGGAGTTTTGTCCTCCTCGCGATATTGATTCCATCGCATACGGGCACAACCCCACATCATATACGCCCTGAGAGAGGAGTCATACTCACTCTCATCTAAAGCGTAGCCGTGGCGGAAAATGTTCAATTTCTGATACAACTTTTCCCAGTTACCCTTCATTGGACTCATTCCAACGCCTGAAGCGCTGCGAAGATATCCAGCATTCATCTTCTCATTCATATCAGAAAACAGTCGGTTACCGTGTACGGTTCCATCAACTGCCCCAGCAGTAAATGTTCGAATCTTATTCTGCAACGTTTTCTCTGCTGGTCTAATTTCCTCTTTTAACGAGCTAGTAAAGCAAAACGCGTATTCGCTGTTCTTCAGGTTATCCCAATCCTTTTCAAGGAAATCCATGATTTCCGGATCATTCTCAAAGAGATCTTTCTTCTTTGGAAACTTATCATTAAAGGGGAAACCTGAGGATGATGACTTATCTAAGTCATTAACCACTTCTCCAACTGTCTTAATTCGTGCACCTTGCATATATTGACCAAAATGTTGATCTGTCATTTCCCAAGCTAGATTCATTGAAGTAATCTGCTTTTGTGTCATGGGTAGTACATCTTTCGCATACTTAGACATAGATTTATATGCTGCCTCTTGGTTTGGCACGGGGACTCCCCACTCCGGCTGTTCTTCAATGTTATGTTCATCGAGATATGCTTTCACATAAGTGTCAACGGAGCGCTTATTTTTATACCGGGGGTACCGGTGGACGCCAGCTACTATAGGGAAATAATCCTCTTTAAGCCACTGTTCGTGTTCCTGCGTCACATGTGTTTCCTCATTAAATATTGAGGCCCCATCCTTCTCCAGATATCGAGAAGGATACCGTTCCCAGAACGGCCTCTCAATTAGGTCTTGTGGGAGAGGGGGCGAGATTGAAAATCCAATCCCGTCAAAAACACATCTTCGTTGTTATCAAAGAATCTTTCAATGATTTCAGCGGTGATAGGTTCAAATCGTCCAAATGTTAGCCCATTTCCATGAGTCCAAAATCCAACAATGCAACCATCTTCGTCAAGTACAGGTGCTGTGCAATCTCCAGGTCGAGTTTTTGCATTACACCATCCCATAGGACTAGCGAAACCAACAATAGCGTCAGGTGTCGAACCAGTTCCAGAACCAAAACCATAAATAGTAACAATCTGAGCTATTTTAAGCTCTTTAAGATGTTTCTTTTGGAATGGTGACTTGGCGGTATTACACGGGAAATAACCTAATTCATCATTCAAAAGTCGGAACTGTGATAAGTCCAACTTAAGTGAATTGGTATGATTTCGCGCCGTGAAAAACCCTTCCATGGATTCATTAATCACATGGTTAACAACAATCATCTTGCCTGATACAAGTGTGCCGGAACATACATAACGTTCTTGGGTATTATAAATTCGGTAAACTCCAACAGCTTTTTCGCTAGGAGACCAACTTTGTTTTCTAAGCTTTTCAACTTCAGAATTAAGTTTGGCTTTAGCTTCAGTAAGGAACTTCTCCATATCGACTCGGCGACATCTGTAAGTTCGCTTCTTACTAGCATAAATTATATTCTTAATCTTGGTATCATCACGCATTTCAGGCACAGCAGGCTTCTTGGTTCCACTGTTACTCTGCGCTTCTAGATTATGACGGCGACCATAATAAAAGTCTCCTTCGTCAGCTCCAAATTCCTCAAATTGAGAATAAAAATCATCATCTAAATCAGGTTCTTCGAATTCTTGGAGAACTACTTCTTGTTCAGCTCCTCCACTTGGATTATGGAAATGCTTTCCTCCACGCTTAACAAATTTGCCAGCGCCTCGACGGTTAGCTTTGGTTTTTCCTTTTGCTTGTCCGGTAGCTTCATAAGCATCATCGGATTGACGACTGCGAGCAATTGCAAATGCTCCAGCAGCAGCTAAAAGGCACATAGAAACAACAACAATAGGTTTCTTGTAATCTTTCCAATACCGTTTGGCCTCTTCAGTACCCCAGTTCTTAGCTGTGTGATACCTATCTGCAACGCTTTCATACGTTGGGCCACTTTCCCAGAAATTATCCCACCATTTTTCATTGGCTTCATCTAATTCTGGTACTTCCGCATCTTGTCGCTCTGCACATTGTTTAATGTCAGACTTCAAATTTTCGGCTGTTTGATCATTGTGACCATGAACACGCACGGCAAGATCCCCAATCAAACTCTTGAATGCATTATAATAATTCCACATCGCAGTAAAAATTACTTTTTGCATAGGGGGTTGCCTTTCAGCATTTTGCGGTCCAATATCAATGTATTCATCAATTCCATCCTTCTCATCAGAGGATTCATCGGTGGAAGATGCATTAATAGTTGGTTCATCAACACACTTGGAGTAAATGCTATATTCAGTTAAGAAAATACGAATTTCTCTAAAGTTTTCATAAACTGATGCGTCATAATAAATACGACCATCTCCGTTTATTTCAACAAGTGTGGCTAAGAAAGGAATAATATCGCTGTGTTTGGCTTTCGTCCTAAACAAGGCTTTTCCCTTTCTAAGGAAGGAAACGTAGATGATGTCAGGTTCGGGCATAATTTCCACGAAGTAATTGACATTATAAACATCTAGTGGTGACTTTGGTTTTAAAGTTGCTTCTTCATTAAGCACTTCAGCATCTTTTTGCATATAACGTACTTCCTTTTCTTCAGGTTGGCCTGCAAATTTATTGCGTTGTCTCTTCAACTCACGCGCTGCTTCCGTAAAATCACTATCATCTTCCATATCTTGATCACATTCTTTGTGGTTCTGGGGTAAATCGTCAAAATCTACCTCACCATTGGCCCATTTTTGAAGCCATTCCACCATCCACGTCGCATACGGGACTTGTTTCAAGATATCGAGAATTGGTTTAATAAGTTCTACAACTTTCTTTGCTCCCATAACTGGCGCAAGAATAAATAATGCTAAAGATAACAATCCTGTAACAAACATTCCTGCTTTATTACCAGTCTGGCGGGCACCTTGAGGTGACATATAAACATCATCCTTTTTCCAGTACCACTTCGAAAAGACTTTAAATCCAATCGGAGCAAATATTGATGCTAGTCCTATACCGAGGGTCCATTGCTGAGCCTTCTTATATTCGGTAACAAAGACTTTTGAAAGCTTCACCCATTGGTACATCGCAAATACACACACTAAAAGTGTGCATAATACCCAAGTTAGTACTAAAACTATACCTGAGAACATCAAATTTTGAGCGGCATCATACATGCGTGCTTGAGCTTCATCAACTCCTGTAGAAGCTCCAACGCCTGGCACAAACAAAAAGGCCATAAGCATTAAGCGTAAAACATTAGGTGTATCATATTCACCATACAACCAGCTTACAAAGCCTAACCAACGCACCTCAACCACATCCATATTCAATGGATGAAAGACTGGATCAGGTGCCGTCCTCAACTCGTCCCATTTTATTTGGGATACATCAGGAGGTGCAGTTCTCGGGATTTGGGTTATTTCATCAATCCAAATCACATCATCCGCAGGGTCACGTTTCTCAAATGAGTAAACCTGACCGGGTTGCAAATCTTCGCAACCACAATCACATTCTATGATTCTATCAGAATGATGTTGCCCATCAGTGAGGGCACTCACTTCACGTTGCTCTCCCCCCGTGAAAAGGGTTTGACCGGTTTTATCCCCGGCTAGGGATTGGAGGTCTCTCTCCTGGCTTACCGGCTTTACGGCGTCGCCCATAAAACTCACACGCTCTTGC